TATCAGGCCGACAATTTCAAGGGCGCTACGACGCCAATGGCGTCTAATAAGTAGCAAACTTGCTCAGGGACGAGCGTAAACAGGACCATCAAGGGGGCATATTATGCCTGATCCAAGTTACTACCTCGACGGTACGCTGGTATCAGCGCGGGAGTCCGAAGTGCCGGACGCCAGCTTTGCCAACGGTGCCAATGCCGCCGCATCTTGTGCGCCCGGCATCGGCATCAACGAAGGTGAAGGGGTTGTCGTAGGCGATCCGCAGCAGTTTACGTTGCTGGACCAAGCGGAAGCAGCACGAACCCCGCAGGACAGCCAGCACATCGGTGAGGACGCAACCCCGGTAAACATCGGCACGACTGATGCAGACGGTGACGGGACCATGACTTCGACCGGCGAGGCTACATTAGCCTCGTTGGCCGCTGGATGGACTTCGGTATAACCAGTGTAAACTGACAGGGCGACTTCGGTCGCCCTGTTACCATTAAACGGCAGAGACAAAATTATGCAAACAGCAGACTTTAACCATACCGACTTTGCACACGGTCGAGAGGCAGAAGCGGATTCGCAACTTCTGGTCAAATTTTTCCTGAAAGAGCGCGAAGACAAAGAAGCCAGTCAACAAGAGGGCCGCCCAATTTTTAAGGAACGCGAATACGTAGAGATTCGCGTACCCGGTAAACGTGATGCACTGGCCTGTCGCCCGGCAACGGAAGCAGACAAGCAGCGCTTTCCTCGTCACTACCAGATGTTTAAAGATCGCGTAGAGCCACCACAAGACGGTACTCCGCTGGCAGAATGGCCGCAGATTTCACGCAGCATGGCCGAAGAACTGTCGTTTTTGCGCGTAAAAACGGTCGAACAGTTTGTGAATATGTCCGACATTGACGCGGGGCGTATTCGCGGCGGCATGGGCCTAAAAGAGAAGGCCAAGGCATTTTTGAAGCACAGCGACCAGACCAAGCTGATCTCTGAGAAGCAAGAGCTTGAGGCTCGGCTGGCCGCGCAAGACGAAGAAATGGCCAAAATGCGCGCCATGCTGGAAAATATGAGCCCGAAGCCGACGGCGGCGCGAGCGCCTGAACCCGACGAAACTGCTAACGCGGTTCCGCCTGAGATTGAAACCGAAGACAGCGGCGAAGTGCCTCGAGTCCGCAAATCACGCAGGCGCAAAACCGAGGAATAAAACATGGCGATCACGACGCTTAGTTCAGCCAACGACATATTGAACCGCGTGGCGGCTGAAATAGGCGTTACGCCTGTTCAAGACCCGTTCTCGAGCCAAGACCCTACGTTCATGAAAATGCAGTACCTCTTGAACATTGCGGGGGAGGAACTGGTAGAAGCACACGCTTGGGAACAACTGCTTAAAGAACATCAGATCGTCACCGTGGACGGTGATACTGGTGAGTACACACTCCCCGACGATTTCGCCTACATGATTAACCAGACCGGCTGGGAACGATCCCAACGGGTGCCTTTGGGCGGGCCTATGACATCGGCGGATTGGGCCTACCTCAAGGGTAGGGACTTCGCTGAAAACACGCTTTACGTGTCGTTCCGGTTCTCCGAAGGGCTGTTTAAAACCTACCCGGCCCCGCCTGCCGTTGGCCTCGACATCAATTTTGAGTACATGTCGAACAAATGGGTGCGCTCGGCCACTGCGAACCCTGAGTTTACATACACCGACAGCATCACCACTGGCGACCAAGTGCCTTTGTTTAACCGGACGCTGATAAGCCGATACCTCAAGGTAAAAATGCTTGAGGCTACCGGCTTTGACAGCACCAAGGCACAGGAAGACTTTAACCAGATGTTCACTTTCCTGACAGGCACCGAAAAAGGTGCGCCGATCCTGAACGCCGGACGCCGGGGGTCATTCCCGTACCTTGGGTTCCGTAACATCCCTGACACCGGCTACGGAATGTAAAACATGGCTATTGGAATCGTAGGGCGGGGTGCCAGAACTCGGGGTAAGCAGCAATCCTCGACCTTGTTCCGTATGCCCGCCCCGTTCAAAGGCATAGACGGTCGAGTACCATTTGCTGCCGGGTCTACAGATGTGGCGGTTTACAGCTTCAATCTTGTGCCTTCTGATGGGGGTGTGGCACTTCGCAAAGGCTCTCGGGAGCGGCAAATCAACTTGGATGACGGCGCGGGTATCAGCGTCAACACGATCATTCCGTATCAGGGCATACCGGGCGACAACTCCGAAGACCGCCTTTTCGCGGCTACGAATGAGGGTATTTGGGATGTCACCGCTGACGAGGGCACCCCCAGCCTCGTACTGACGTTCAGCGACCAAAGCGAAGACGCAGGCTACGGTGTGTTTACATCGTTCACCACCGATGCCGAAGATAAGGTCATGTTTTACGCTGACAGCCTGAACGGGCTGTTTACCTACGAAGCGGCTACGGACACATGGGCGCAGGCCACCGGCATTACCGGCCCGGTTGCCGAAGACATCATCTACATCACCACCCACAAAGAACGAATATGGCTTGTCGAGAAAGACAGTACAATCGGGTGGTATCTCGACCCCGGCGCGATTGCAGGCACGGCCACTGAATTTTTCTTCGGCTCAAAATTCAAAGAAGGCGGCTCCCTACGCGGGCTGTTTAACTGGACTGTGGATGGTGGCGACGGAGTAGACGATTACTTGGTCGGGGTGAGCAGTTCCGGGGATGTCATCGTTTACCAAGGTAAAGACCCAAGCAACGCGGCGGATTGGAAAGTTCGCGGCGTCTACTACATTGGCGATCTACCCAAAGGCCCTAAATTCGGCACAGAGCAAGGCGGCGAGCTTTATTTACTGTCTACGTTTGGCCTTATTGGTATGACGGACTTGCTGAACGGCGTCGCCGTAGCCAGCGCGCAAGAGCAGAACGCAACCTCACGTATTTCACAGCAAATCAGAGTGTTGCTGAACGCACGGTCGAACATGAACGGGTGGAGTGTTCGCACGATACCTTCTGAAAGCGGGCTGCTTATCTCTGTCCCGGTATTGGGCAGCGAAAGACCTACCCAATACTTCTACAATTTGACCGTGAACGGGTGGGGAGTATGGCGCGACTTGAGGATTTTCAGCTTTAACACATGGCGCGAATCCGTGGTGTTCGGGGATGACAGCTTGCGCGTTATGGTTCTGGATCAGCAACGCGACAATGTTCAGATTACCGCCAACCCGGACACGCCGTTTAACGGCGAGCCTATCAATTTTGCGCTGCTAACCAGCTTTTCTCCGCTCAATTCAGGCGGAGTAGTTAAACGCGTAAAGTACATCCGACCGGACATTATCGGTGTGGCGGAGCCTAATTTCGCGGCGGCGGCGCGTTACGACTACGTTTTGTCTGAACCTTCCGTACCGCTGGCGGCGGTCACGGCAAGAGCGCCCGGCACATGGGACGTGTCGGATTGGGGCCAAGCAATATGGGGTGTTGATCTAGCGCGCGGCTTTGCCTCGGTTTACGGCGGTAGCGGAATAGGCCGTAACGTGGCCATTGCGTACCGGGGGGAGTCCTATTACTCGTTTACACTCGTCGGATGGGATATCATCTATGATGCAGGGGGTCCTATGCTGTGAGAATCCATTTCAGGATGCTCCACATACCCTCTGACTGGCTTTGGGTGCGAGCGCACGTACCCGTTATCCGGGCCGAAGATACGACGGGCATAATCGCGCAAGACATTGAAACGGGGAACATTGTAGGCGCGGCTATTTTTGATAACTGGTCCGCCTCGTCGGTGCAGGCGCATTTTATGATTACGTCGCCTATGGTTCTCCGGCACGGATTACTTGAGGAAGCGTTCAGTTACGTTTTTACTCAACAGAACATGAAGGTGATGATTGGGTTCATTGCCGAAAACAACGAAAAGGCGCTAAAACTCAATGCTCACATGGGGTTTGAGGTCATTCACAGGATACCAGACGGCTACGAGCCCGGCGTGGATTTCGTGCTGATGCAGTTGACCAAAGAGTATTGTAGGTATCTGCCAGAGTACAAGAGAGGGGTAGGCAAACATGGGCGGTAAAGGCGGAAGTTCACCAGACGTAGCGGGTGCGGCACGAGTCGAAGGTATTGAGAACCGCAAGACCGCACGGGACGCGACGTTTGCCAACCGGCCAGACCAATTCAACCCGTTTGGTTCGGTGCAGTGGGAGCAGCAACTCACCAAAGACCCCGCATCCGGCGAAAACGTAACCCGCTGGACTCAGAAACAACAGCTAGCCGCACCGTATCAACGCTTGGTGGATGACGAAACCGACACCCTGCAAGTTTACAGCGGTATGCGGAATAACGCTTTAAACAGGGCCGCACAGGACATGCAAGGCGGGGCTGATTTTGAGCAGTTTGGTGAGGGGCAAGGTCTGGAATACGACCCGAGCCAGCTACGCCAGCGCGCCGAAGACGCCGCCTACGGTCGAGCCACTTCTCGACTGGACCCGCAGTTTAACCAGCGTGAAGGCGATACAGAGGTCAAGCTGCGTAACCAAGGTTTGCGTCCGGGCGATGAGGCGTATGATCGCGCCATGGGCAACTTTAATCGGTCCCGTAATGACGCCTACGAGCAAGCACGTATGGGGGCTGTCGGCACTGGCCGGGCAGAAGCCGGGCAAGCGTACAATCAGCAGAGGGGTTCGGCTGAGTTTGCCAACGCGCTCCGAGACAAGAACGTCGAAGAATATTTGAGTAAGCGCAAGTACAACCTGCAAGAGGCAGAAGCGCTTAACCCAATCACTAAAGCCGGTGAGGCTATGTCTAATTTCTCGGGAGCGTAAACCATGCTTAGGTTTTCAAATTTTCAGCCTGCCGCACAGGCCGCTACACCAAGTTATTTAAACGCAGAGCTTGCTCGTGCCCGGATTGACAGTGCAAATAAACAAAAAGAATACCAGCAGAAGCAAAACATGCTGGCAGGCGCAGCAACGGCCTATGACAAGTTCACCGGCGAAGATACCCCTATCCGTGATGGTTTTGATGACATCATAGGGGCTTTGCGTGGCGGCGGCGCACAGGGCACAGGGGAGTATGGCATGGCTGGCCCGGCCACAATGACCCCCGGAGCAGACCCCCGCGCACGAGCGCCAATGCCGGGGGTGGCTACGCAAACGCCGGGGGTGGTAGATAGCATGATGGGCGCGGGTGAAATGGGGATGAACGCGGCCAACATGACGCCCGGCGCGCCTGACATGGGCGGGGCGGCGTCCGCCGCATCCAGCGCGGTAGATGCAGCGGCGGGGGGTGGTGATATGGCTATGACCGCCGCCAACATGACTCCGGGGGCGACGGACGCAGCAGCCGCTACAGCCGCCGAATCAGGTTCAGACGCCTTGGGGGGTGCGGGCGGTGTTGTGTCGGCACTTCGCGGAGTCGATCAGCTTTCCCGAGGGGATGTTGGGGGTGCGGCTAAGACCGGCGTACAAACCTACCTAAGCACTCTTGGGCCTTACGGCATGGCGGCGGGCCTGATTCTCGGGCTTTTGGGTTAAGGGGTGATGTATGGAGTTGAACACTAACGATCTGGCCAGTGCGCTACGTGGTGAAGCCGCTGCAAAGGCACAGCTAAACACCCAGCAAGCCAAGATGGAACAGGCTCAACAGCTTGTGAACACCGCTGCCCCTACCAACCAGAACCGCACCATTTTTGACGCTCTGAACGCCAACATGGACCGCCAGCGCGGGCGTGAAATGCAGTCGGCCACAGAGCCACGTTTAAAACAAGCCCGAGCGCGCGCAGCACAGACATACGGCGCAGGGCAAATATACAGCGAAGGGGTACGGCAGGAAAACCAAGGGTATGGCCGCGAGCAGTCACGTTTAAAGCAAGCACGAGAAAAACGTATTCGTGAGCAGAACTTGACCCGTGAAGACGAGCAGCGTGCAACAAAACAAACTCGTGAAGACTCTAAAAATGCGGCGGCACGTACCGAAATGCGGGGAGACCCAACTCTTTTCCGCAACGATACGACTGGTGACGAGTTAAACGTAATAATGACGGATAACGGCCCTGTTGACTCACAAGGCAACCGGGTAAATCTGGCCGGGTTCCGCAAAGTGGACGACGCTAACTCTAAAAACGCAGCGTATGGTGGGCGTTCTCGTGCGGCTGCTGAAAGAGAAGCGTTGAATCTATATAACCGACGGTCTAGCGTGGATTCACTGGCTAGTATTGCCCTAGAGTTCACGGACACGGAAATTAAAGAGCTTCAAGACATCCGTAGCCGTCTCGGTAAAAAGATCGCCTTGGCCGTCACCCCGCAAGATTTTGAACAAGTGGTAGAGGGCGAGTTTGAGGGGTACACGCCAAAGATTAAGGCGTTTATGAACGAACTACGCCGGGGTGGTGCTCAACTGCGAAACGACCTGTTTGGTTCGGCTTTGAGCAAAAACGAAGCACGTAGCTCCGAAGGATTCTCGTCTGCCGCAGGCGGATTGAGCCTGTCTGACATCATGCTGCGACTCGGCACGTTGGATGATCGCACAGTAGAAAATCTCACTAACCTTGATGCTGCCTACAACGAAGATTTTTCGACACGCCGCCAGTATGAAACTATGTCGGCATATCGCCGCCGTCAAAAAGAGGGGGAGCAAACACTAGGCGAAACCGTATTAAACTCCGCGCAAAACATGCTCGACAGCGGCCAGCGCATGCCCCCGGACGACCGAGCGGCGCTAAACTGGATACTCAAAAACGGCAAAAAAGACCCCGCTAAAGCCAAACGAGCACTGGAAGCAATACAAAAAGGGGTAGGTTCCGATGGCTGAAATTAACATCGACAATTTTATCGCCAAGCGACTAGGGCAGTCCCAGCCCAACCCAACCCCTGACGATGTAAACGCTCAGGCAAGCGGTGACGATTCCGATTTCGATATGGACATCTTTTTGAGTGAGCGAAGCGGCAACCGTGAACCAACGCTTCTCGATCGGGTAGGGGACCTCGCAGGCGGGGCGAACCAAGCCCTGTTTGACGTAGTGGATTTGCCGGTAACGGCTGTAAACTTCGCGCAAGACCTTATGGGGGTGTCGGAAGATTACCGCTTTGATCCCTTCACAAAAGAACTTCGCCCGCTGTTCTCTGACCGCACAGAGATTATAAAGGGCGA